CCCCGCCGCGATTTCGCCACCTTAACTAAACGCTCCCTACAAAGCGACCCCCATTTTTACACCAAGGCCGCCGACCGGCGGAAGGCCGATATGAAATATCGGGGCCAAAAAAATACCCCCTTGACTCGTTCCGAGTCAAAGAGGTACGAGAAATGTCAGAAATGACGGGAGGGCGGCGTGAAAGCTACGAGGCTTCGCCTCTTGCAGAAAGACCGGGACGGTCTTGGGTACTAGTACTACTTAATCAAAGCAGAAAGTTCCAAGATTCTGTCGGCGAGGTTGGGGTTTCTGCCGAAGAGCTGGGCAAGGCCCTCTCCTATGGATGCGACCTGGTGGTGCTCGAGGCCAATGCCTTGGAACCTGTCGACCATCTCGATCAGCTCGTGGAAGTACGTTGACAGAACCATCGCAGGTACTCTGTTGCCTTCCACCACGATCTTCAATCCGCATATATCCCAGGTGCCAAAGCACTCTTTCTTGTCCTCGTCTACTAAGGTCCCTGGGATTTCGATAATGTCTACTGTGTAGCAACTGAACTTGATTTTCATAGTTTGTCCTTTCATGTTTTCCTCCAGAAAATAAAAAATGGGGAGCGAGGTTCCCAAACCTGCTCCCCAAAGCTGAATAGCAAGAAGAAGAAGTATAAAGTGCTGCAGGCTACGATTCCGAGGTCGTGTTGGGAGGGTCCTCCTCTCCCCCACTATCTGTGGGAATGGTCTCTTCTGGGGTCTGAACAGCCCCATACTTCCTAAACAGAAAGTCCCGATATCCCTCTTCGCTGTGAAACGGTGCTGTCCAGGTAATCTCCAGGTCTCTCAGCATGTCCACGAACATTTCGATCGTGGCAGTGTCAGTTTCTGCCTTGATGTTCAGTTTGAACAAATCCTGGCCTGGCTTGTTCATAAACAGGGTGATGGTCAGCGGCCATCTCGATTCAGGATACGCTTTCTTCTCGATTTCCATCTGCCTCTGCAACTTCTGGCTGCGGTCATCGGTTCGAGCCAGGCCGGCAGAATGGAAGTCTCCCTTCTTGAACACAAACTCATTTACGACGATGAGCTTGTACAGGTCATCCGGAAGGCTCATCTTCCTCCTCCATCATTTCTCGTGGATCGCACGATTTCTTCAGAATCTCCTGAACTTTCTCCATCAGCCCAATCATCGGTCGGCCGAGAAGCTCGAAGTGATGCTTGCAGAGATAGATTGTGAGCTTTCCCGCGTGATAGTCATAGACGTACTTACACCCCATATAGGGACTATCGTACGAGGGAGGCTCGTCCGTCTTGTGGTTCACTTTCGTCCTCCGGTATACTGAATAGGCCCAACAGAGGCCTCAACTCCTGGTCCACCCCGTAGGCATATTTGCCTGAGTCGCTCTTTGCCTTGACAGAATCCCAGTCCACCTGCTTGAACTCCATCTCGCTGTTTCTGAGGGTGTTGTGAACGATGTGAGCCGGGACGCCTGTGAAGCGCCGGCCGGCATCCATCACGATCATATCATGTTCCACAACCGCTACATGGAAAGCCTTGTCCTCTTTCACCCAAAAGACCAGCGTCCCGCTACCAATCTTATAACGGCGGTTGATCGCCGTGGTCATGCTGTGGTACATATAGTCAGCGGCAACTCTGATCCTGTACCCCATGAGCCACAGACCCCAGCAGACGCTCCCCGAGCAGTCAGCGTCTCCTATGATCTCCTTGCCCCAACCGTAGTCACTGTTCCAGAGCAGCTTGGTCAGATACGCCAGTCGCTCGTTCAGAGACATTCTCTCCAGATGGTTGCGGACCATGTCCACGAAATGTTTCTCTCGGTTCATCGTAAATCTCCCTGAAGAACTCTTCCTTAGACTTCGCGGCAGCAGCGCCCATCTTCCTGGCTCCCGCCTTGATCTTCTCACCCTTGTAAATCTGGTGGATGATCTCTGCACAGACCTTCATCTTGTTCTCGTGGAGCATCCTCTCGACCTCGCCACAGTTGAGGTTGTTCATAGCGAAGAAGTCCCATCCGATAGTAATCACCAGCGAACGGGCATCCGAACGAGGGTTCGGTTTGAGCCTTATGCAAAGCCCTCCGTTGAGATGGTCATAGTACGTGATTATGTGAAGGTAGTTTCTTTTCAAAAATGCTTCGATGTCTCTAACATCATTCCAGTCAGGTAGCATCTTGCCCCTCCAAAACCATTTGAATCTATGCCCAGGTGGAACCGCCCATTCCGTCAATGGGTGCTATCCTCCTATCAAAGTATGCCATCCAATACCAAGGAAAAGCGCGGCAGAGGCCCTTCTGACCCACACCTGCACCTGCATCTTGGTGTCTCTATTCTGCTTCCCTACGAGTTCTAAACCCGATAGCTGAGCGAAGGCGATGATCAGCGTGAGGACCATATTGCCCCATTGGAACTCACCAAACTCAACTACTTCGCCAGCTCTGAACGGGCCGAGCCATTTGCTCGCAAACACACCAACGACCACGAGCAGGTACATAATCAGCAGGTCGAAGATATATCGCCAGATACCGTTCTTAGATCGCATCTCGTTCGTCCCGACGGCAGAGATAAAGGGAGGGGAGGAGGACGACCGCCCCCCTCACACCTTCCCCCGTGGGGTCACAACAGCCCTTTCCCTAAATCAGGAGTTCAGCAGCCCTGAGTTTCCCCGGTCCTGCAACGCAGGATGAGTGTCCGCTCATTCACCGCACGTCAAAGCTGCCGAATCTCCTGATACTGGTAGTCTACCATATTGACACCCATCGTGTCAAGTGGTATGCTTAGGATGGGTAGGTGTATGGAAACTGATATTGGCAACATTCAACAAGCTGGGGCTATCCAGAAGGTTAGTCCTGAAGCAAATCCATACAAAGAGATGGCGCCTGAGGCTCGCTCGGTGCTCCGTCGCCTGATGTATAACTCGCGGAACGAGAAAATCAGGAAGGAAACGGCGATGGATATCCTTGACAGAGCAGGGGAGGCCGGTATGAAGCCGGAAAACTTCCAAAGGCCCATCATCATCAAGGACTCACAAGTTGTCCTTCTCCTGAAGGCAGCGCAGGAGGCATTGAGTGAGTAAGAAGAGGAGACCGAGTTGTCCACAGTGCTCGAAGCTCCTGTCGCCGACGAGCAACGGGATGAGGTGTACAAGCTGTGGGAAGCTGGTAGGTTATCAGGAAGCGATGTCTCTGGGGACGCAGAACTCAGAAAGACCTATAGAGACCTTGCATCGAAAAGCCTTTACTTCTTTGTCAAGGGCATCCTCCAGTATCCCGACCTAACACGAGAGTCGCACCTTCCGTACTGTCAGTTCTTACAGGACTTCAAGGTAAAGAGAACTCTTGACCTCATGCCCCGTGGTGTCTATAAGACCACTTGCGGCACCATCGGTCTTGCTCCTTTCTACGTTCTAAACCATCCAAATAACAGAGGACTAATCGCTAACCAGACTGCCGACAACGCTGAGGACATTCTGCTTGAAATAGAGGGCCATTTCGATGGCTCGAACTCCATGGTCAACTGGATTCTGCCGGATATGGTTAAGCCCGGCGATAAGTGGGGACCATGGAATCGGAAGCAGATGAGGTTCCCGTGCAAGGATGGCGCTAGAGCTTCCTTGGAGGCCCTGGGCGTAGGAACCCGCTCTGAGACTCGGCACTTCCATATCATATTTAATGATGACCTTATCGGTTCCAAGGACATGGAGTCTGACCGCGAGATGCTTAGTGCCATCACTTGGCACGACTACTCTGTATCGTTGTTCGTGAACCCACGATTCGGGATAGAGAGGATGCACGGGACCAGATGGTCCCTGAGCGATCTCTATTCTGTCATTCTTGAGGACCCCGTTTACAAATACTACATAAAGCCGGCCATTGATCCTGCGACCGGTGAGGCTCTGTTCCCCCACATACTTGACCTTGAAACTCTGCGGCATATTCGTGATACGAACTACGCCGTTTTCATGTCCCAGTACATGAACGATCCTCTCAACCCTGAGGCTCTTGACTTCCGGGAGGCCTGGGTCAGGCGGTATGCACTTGTCAAGACGGATGATGGGCCGGCCTGTAGAGCCGACGGTAGACTGTACTTCGTTAAGGATATGGATGTCGTCATAGTCGTTGACCCAGCAGGGTCAGGAGACGTTGACACGAGACTTAGTGAGGTCATCAAGCGCGGTAGGGCCCATAAGTCCAACAACGCTGTTGCGGCGGTCGGCCATCACGGCTCTGGAAATTACTTTCTGCTTGACCTGTGGGTAGGTAGAGGAAGGGGCGAGAACCCCGAACTTCAGGTTGCGGAACAGATGATGCAGATGGCGATGCGCTGGCATGGGTATGCTCGACGCGGATATGTCGAGGCCTATGGTGCTCAGGCTTCGCTAATTACGATTTACAATATGCTGTGCAGACAGCAATCGTTCATGTTCAGATTTGAGGAGATTCCCCGTGGAATCCAGAAGGCCAAAACGGTGAGAATCCGAGGTGCTCTCGGGTCTATTGGTCAGAATGGTCAAATCTACGTCAGACCCTCACACGATGTGTTCATTTACGAGTACTCCCGCTTTCCACAGATACAGCAAATGGACACCTTGGATGCTTTCACTTGGGCGGTATTGATGCTGAAGCCCAGAAGGGACGACGCAACTGCCATAACGATACGAAAGGACGCCGAGAAGAGGAAGCGGCGGCGCCTCAGAGTTGTCGGAAGGAGAGGGTACTAATGCCAGGTAAAGGATGCAAGAAGGGGGGTCGGGCGCATACCCCAATCAAGTCTAAGGCCCAGCGTGGTGCCATGGGAGCAGCCTATGGTGCTAAGAAGGCCGGGAAGACTCCTACAAGGGAGCCGTCGAGGACGATGGCGAAGTCCATGACGAAGAAGACGTTGAAAAGACATCTGCATGAGGCCAAAGGAAAGAAGCTCCCGAAGAAGGTGACCAGGAAGAAGAAGGCATGAGCGACGTTCAGCCAACAACAGTGGGGAAGACTCTTGCAACTCGGGCCGTCGGTATGGAGACTGAGCAGGCCATTGCTGATCAGGCTCTGCAAGCGCAGATCGATATACCGAGGGAGAAACTCGAAGAGATTACTCAGTGGCTCTATGAGGAAATTACCGAGGCCAAGAACGATAGGACGCTTCTCGATAAGAGATTGCTTCTATGGGAACAGCTCTACGAGGCACGGCCGGAGTATGAGACTAAGACGGAGCCGTGGGAGGGCGCATGTAACCTTGTCATTCCTGTGATCGCTACTGCTGTGGACGCTGTCCTCGCGAGGCTCCTGAACGTCGTCTTTGGTGGGAAGCGGCTCTGGCTTCCAGTCGCTAAGGCCAAGGGGTGGGTTGACTCAGTTCCTACAATCGAGCTCTGGCTCGACTGGTGCCAGCGGGAAGTTCTCAAGATGTACAACGTTTGCCAGCGATGGTTCCTGTCGCTGACGAAGTACGGAACCGGGATTCTGAAGCTCCCGTGGGTTCAGAGGTTTAGGAATGTTCACTACCGTGACCAGGATGGGAGAGAGGTCAAAGATAGGATAGTAATCCATAATGGTCCCATGCCTGAGAATGTGCCGCTGACTCATTTTCTCTTCTCGTCCGATGCTATAATGGAGGAGGGGATTCAGTACTGCTCGTGGGTGGACCACAGAACTATCCAGACCAAGAAGGAGCTGAAGGAGAAGGAAGTATCCAACATCTATACGAACGTAGATGAAGTCCTGAAGTACACCGGGCAGACAACGGAGGAGATTGATGACCAGCAGGAGGAGACTACTGGCGTCCAGCCCGTGATCAAAAAGACCAGAGATATCCACGAGGTCTGGGCCTCCTACGATGTGGACGGGGACGGCTTTCTCGAAGAGATAGTTGTTGATATGCACCTGGAGACCAAGACCGTTGTGAGAGCCGTGTACAATTTCTATCGGCATCAGGAGAGGCCATTCCACATGGTCCGCTATATGCCGAGAGACAACAACCTGCTCGGTATAGGTCTTTGTCAGATGTTGGCCGACATCCAGGAAGAGATCACGACGATTCACAGGCAGAGGATCGACAATGCAACTATTGCGAATACCAGGGCTTGGCTTCGTCGTAGAGGTTCAACTCTCGGCACTGAGGAAATCTATCCGGGAGCGTTTGTCGACGTTGATGAACCGGATGACATTCAAGAACTCAAGCTCGGTGACATTTATCCTTCGCTGCTCCAAGAAGAGCTACATACTAATGCGATCGGCGAGAAGCGGACGGGAGTGTCTGATTATACTGTTGGAAGAGAGTCTCAAGCCATCGGTTCTCGTGCGACTGCTACGTCAACGCTCGCTCTTATCAGGGAAGGTAATAAGCGGTTCCAGATGACCATCAGGGACATCAGGGAAAGGCTCAACGATATAGCGCACCAAGTGATCATGCTCTATCAGCAGTTCGCTCCTCATCAGGAAGTCACTTACGAGATGTTCGATAAGGAAGAGCGAAGGTGGATGCAGCAACTTCTGCAGTTGCCTGTTGAGTATTCTCGTGCGAGTGTTGTCATCGACACTCCAGCGATCTCCGAGGTGTATAACAAGGAGATCGTCCAGCAGACGATGCTCACTCTGATGGGAGTTGTGCAGCAGTTCTATAACGGGATAGCTCAGGCGTTTATGGTAGCTACGGCACCGACTGCACCTGAGCCTCTCAAAGCTCTCGCGGCACAAGGAGCACAGGCCGGCGCGAAGATTTGGGAGAAGGTTCTGGAGGCATTTGATATTAGAGATGCGGAGACTTACGTGCCGGATGTCGAGGGGATGCTCGGCTTTTCTCAGGCAGCGGAAACTCTGCAACAATTAGGAGGTCAAGGTGGCCGACTCGGAACAACTGGAGAAGCTGGAGGAGAAGCTGGGACTCTTGGGCAGAGCCTCATCGAACGTACTTTGGGGCTTGGTGGTGAAAGAGCTGGAACGCCGGAAGGAGAGCGAGCTGCGCAACTGGTTGGCAGGTAGTAAAGTAGAGGGCGATGTCCGCCAGTTTATGAAGGGACTGGAGTATGCTATAAACTGCCCAAAGATATTGGCAGAGGAAATTAAGAGAGAGATTAAGAACCTAAGGAGGCACATGAATGCCCGAGGATCAACCTAAGAACATCTTTGCGGGGCTTCCAGTGGGAGCAAAGCAGGATGTGGGACCGCCCAGAGTGGAGCTGCCTGATCAGCTCAAGGGCAAGAGCGCCGAGGAAATCTATACCATCCTTGGGACCGCTCACAATCAGGAATTGGACGCGGCAGTAAATGCTACGAAGGCTGAGTTCGGCGGTAAGCTCGACGAACTGAACAAGAAGATCGAGCAGATGGCCGTGACGCCACAGCCCGGACAGCAACAGCAGCAACCTCCAGGGCCGAGGTTCGGTCCCCAGGGCGTCCAACAGCAGCAACCAGGAGAGGAAGTGCCCCCGGATCAGCTTACTGATCCCGACGGCTTCATGGACTATCAGTTCAGGAAGCGCATGGCGCCTCTCGTGAATACTACAGTAACTGCAATGCGCGAGAACAATAGGCAGCTTTTTGCTTCTCAGAACCCTGAGTACGAGACGTACAGGGGCGATATTGAGCAAATCGTTAATGGCTTTACTCCCGAGATTCAGATGCGACCCCAGGCCTACGAAGTAGCTCTTCGCTATGTAAAGGCCGGCAAGATCGATGAGATCGCAGCAGAGAAAGGAAAGACGATGGCTAATCAAGTCCTTACTAAGGTCTTTAAGTCCTTGGGGCTTACGCCCGAACAGATTAGAGAAGCTACAGGGGAGGAGACTCCGGCCGCTGGCGGTCAACCGCCGCAGGCTGCTACTGTCGTCCCGTCGACCAGTCTGTTTCAGGGGAATGTTGGGGTTCCTATAACTTCGCAAACCGGGCCGTCCGCGGTGGCGCCGGCCGCGACGAAGAAGTCAAAGCCAGCATCGGCGGTACAGAGAGAGGTCATGGCGGCGTTTGATATGGATGAGGCGGAGTACGACCAGTACGCTGCTCTTAACACCGACCTTCTGAGCGCTATAGAGAAGGAGAAGCCAAATGCCTAATAAGAAATTGCAAGAGCTACGAGACAAGATAGGAACACAAACTGAGAACGTAGGCGACACGAAGATTGCGGTGGACGTGTCGGCTGAGCCCGAGACAGTTGTTGTACCGGAGACGGGAGACACTGTTGAACAGAGACCTGTGGAGGAGCTTGTGACGGACGTTGATGTCGAGCTTCCTCCGAACTTACAAGAGGTTGAACTACCTCCAGAGATCGATCCTGACGTTAACGAGGACCTCCGGGATGCGCTGATGACGCCGGACCAAGTTAAGACGGCCATTGGCGCTATCGTGAGGGAGTTTACTGCGAAACTCGCTACGGTTGAGGGCAACTTCGAGAAATTGAGGCTTTCAATCGAGATGCAGGACAAAAAGAGCAAGGTAGGGAAGCCGAAACCATCGGGCATAGAAATCACCGCTATCTCACATGGTCCTGTAGACCACCAGGACCGTCTTGTCAAACTTCATATTGACAAGACAACGGGCAAAGAGGTTCTCTTTGCCAACAACAAGCCTGAAATCCGCTCGTTGAGAAGGAGTCAGGGTTGGGAGCCAGTACTGGATGAGAAGGGCGACGAAGTACGGTATATCGATGGTGTCATGATGACCATGGACCCGGGAAAGTTCCAAGAAGAAATCCGAAAGCCGAAGGAAATAAAAAAGGCATTGCGTAGAAAGTCCATCTCGAAGCGTTTTCACGAGAGGGGCAAGGACATGAATGTCGAAACCTTCGGCGATATCACGTACGACGAGGGAAAAGACTAATGAGTAACTTAGTCAGAAAGAATACGTGGTTCCAGAGGTTTTCTGTCGCATTTACTACCACTGGTGATCCTCCCATCGTTCTGATGGAGGTCATGGCCGCGAGCCAGACCCTTAAGGTTGGCGATCCGGTCACTAAGGCCGCTGGAGTTATCACCAAGGGGACCGATACCAGTGGGCAAATCTATGGTGTGTGTTTGGGCGCTGCGGTTACAACCGCTGCTAATGAAGGGACGCAGATACCCGTTGCTGTCGCTGACAGGAACACGGTATTTGTGGCCCAGGCAAACGGTGCAACGAACACCATCGCTGATGGCGCTGAGTGCGACATTGTTTCCTCCGGGAACACGTGGAAGCTGGAGATCAATGCTTCGACAGAAGACGTGGCAAAGATCGTAAAGCACGTCCCTGGTGACGACATTACAGATGCGACCTACCCAGGTAGGTTGTACTTCATCTGGGTGCGGAGTCAGTGGGACAACCTCGTGGCTGCGCAGGCGTAGGAGGAATAGGGTATGCCAGCATATACTGGTGCTTTTTCGCATCTGCTTGCCCCGGGCCTCCGAAAAGTATTCTTTAACGAATACAAGATGTGGCCCGAGGAATATTCCCGAATCGCTACGGTGGGCACCTCTAAGCGAGCTTATGAGGAAGAGCTGATCGTAGCCGGTTTGGGCAGGTTCGAGCAGAAGCCGGAAGGCCAGCCGCTCATTTACGATGATCCGATTCAGGGAGAGAAAAGACGTTACACTCATGTAACGTGGTCTCTCGGATTCCGGGTCAGCCGTGAGATGTGGCAGGACGACTTGTACAACGTCATGAAGAGAATGTCTTCTGAGTTGGCCAAGTCTGCACGCCAGACGGTGGAACTCGAGTTCGCAACAATAGTTGACGACGCCTTTACGGGTGCGTCAATCTTAGGCGCTGACGGTAAGGCACTTTGTGCCACCGATCATCCTCTGTTGGTTGGAGGGACCTATCAGAATCGTCCGACGACCCACACCGACCTCGGTGTTGGTTCTCTTCGATCCGCGCTGGAGCGGTTGGAAAATACTGTCAGTGAGCGGGGCCTCCCCTTGATGCTTGGCACTGGGGCTACGGTGCTTGTTACTCCCACTTTCCAGTGGGTGGCCAAGGAGATGCTCTCCCCGCAGACACAGGGAGCTCCGTACACAAACGAAAATCAGATCAATGCCTTCCGGGACATGAGTCTGAGCTACATGGTGTACCACTTCGGCTCTGATTCAGATGCTTGGCTCGTGCTTTCCAATGGGAACCACGATATCAAGTTCTTCTGGAGGCAGAAGCCACTGTTCGAGAACGGCGACGACTTCGATACGAAGGACGCGAAGTTCTCGGGCTTCATGCGGTTTAGCTACGGCTTCACCGACTGGAGGGGCGTTGACGGAAGTTCAGGAGGTTGAGCCATGCCTATAAATCCGACACCAACAGTTCTAAGTCAGATGACTTGGCCTGCTGTCAACTATGCAGGTAATCCGCTGGACTTAGAGGTCCAGCGGGTTGGGAATCTGGACGTCAATGGTTTGCTGAGGGTTAGTGGTGGTGCCCTGGGAGTTGGAGGTATGGACCTCATCCCCGGGAACTGCTGGTTTGTGGACGCTGATGATGGGGATGATAACAATGACGGCCGCTGCTGGAACAATGCTTTCGCAACGATTCAGACAGCGGTGAACTGGGCGAGGTACGGTGCTGCCACCGGCTCGTTGGAGTACGTCATCAAGAATCATCACAAGTTTATCTTTGTCAGGCCCGGTCACTACAACCTCACATCTTACATTTCGTTCAGTGGCTACGGCATGCACCTCATTGGTCTTGGAGCCGTCCCTGGGAAGGACTATGGAGTCTCTCTCAATTACGATGGGGCCATTACCTCTGTGGGTGTTATCGCGTTTTCGGGCTCGAACAACTCCATCCACAATATACACATCTACGACGATGCTGCTGTTCCTGCGATCTACATGGCCGGCGGTGACAATAACCTCATAGACGGGGTGGTTATCGAAGGCGATGGTGTGAACGCTACTGCGGGTATCTATGCTCCAAGCATGAAGGGCTCGTGGATCAGGAACTGCGTCATTCACAACTGTGCAAAGGGAATCCATCTGCCGGGTGGAGCTAACATGTACTTCATTCATGGTGGGATCGAGGGCAACCAAATCCATTCAGACATCACTGGTGCTAAAGGCATCATGATTGACGGACCAGGTCTCACTGTGTGCTACAATGCACGCATCAATCGTAACTGGATTGATGTGTTCGGTGGTGGTGCTACAGCAATAGGTATTGACATCAACGATACGGGCAACATCCTTGTGACCGACAATCGCATCTTGGTGGCTGGCTCAGCTGCTGGTATCTCAAATGCCGGACTGGGAACCATGTTCAACCAGGTATCGGTTAATGGCACAATGGCTGGACAGGCTACCATCGACGTGAACGATCAGACCGAAGGGTAAGGAGGCCAAAATGGCCAAGAAGAAACATCCTGACGAGGTTAGGTTCGCGGCCGAGGTCCAAGAGATGGCAGCACATCAAGAGCCAGGCCCTGGTTCCAGTCCACATGCTGGTGAGGGCAAGGCGAAGGCCAAGACGTCCGAACCGCCGAAGGAAGATGAGGAGGGGGCCGAGTAGGCCCCTTCCATTTTTTAGGAGGGAGAAATGCAGATTGACAGACATCCCCCACAGCACGCTACTACGTTTAGTGGTGAAGAGTCCCTTGAGTTGGACGCGGGGGACGTTCTCAAGATTGAAAAGATTCTGGGCACTGGTCCAGAGACTATTCTGAACGAGGCCGTCCCTACTGGAAAGAGATGGATTCTCCGTATTGACGTGGTAGGGGACGAGGTAGATGCCTAATGGCAATAGCTCCGAGTATTTCGCTTGAAGACAGGGTGCGAATTGAGTTGGGCATTGCGAGGACGTTTCTGAAGGTATCGAAAAAGGCGATCGTCAGGATGTTGAATGTGCGAGCAAGCAATCCCGAACTGGCCCCAATCATTAACCCCGTGCTGCTGACGGTTAAGCAGCAGATCATTGATCTTTATAATGACTATAAGGACATGAGCTGATGCCAGAACAAGATGGGGCGCACATGGGGCCATATGGTGGTGAGCCAATAAGCGAATGGGCCGCGTACATTGAAACTTGCGGGTCGATAACTTTGGGAGCCGCGGGCCGATCTCACGGCGAAAATGGTTGGCATCTTGTTTGGGACGGGAGCGGCACGGAGTTGTTCGCCCACGCCATCGGGTTCGGAGATCAATCAGAATTGTATATCCGGCTCTATTGCGAGCTCGATCCCGAGGTGGCGGGGTTGGACGCGGACAGCGTGATCACCGTCATAGTAGTTTGGGACACCACGATCACGTATCTCGCTTACATAGGCATTAGCATGGACGCCGAGGGCAACCCGAACGGTATTTTCGCGACCGATCAGGACGGCAATTACTGCTACGGCGCCGCTGTGCCGAACGACGGCAGCCGGCATTACATCGAGCTCCACTGGAAAAAGGATCCGAGCGCCGGGGGGGTCGAGGGTTGGTACGACGGAGAGGAGTTCGTGCTGCAGGCCATGGACAACGACACCAGCGGTCAAACGGACATAGGCGATTATATCATGTTCGGCACTGCGAACGCCGGTTTGACGAACAACCCCGAGAACGGGGAGTGGCTCGACCTCGACGATTTGAGGGTGAACACTACCGTGAGAGTTGGTGAGTATGCAGTGCCTCACTGTAGGAGGAGAGTTAGCTGATGGCCGATATTTATCTTCGCAAGTACGGAGTCGCCGTCGACATTGATATAGACCTTTACAGTACAAATGGCGTGGACCTGAAGGTGGACGCTACCTTTGCCGCGGGGGACGTAAAGGTACGGAAGGACAATGGCGCTGAGGCCAACATAGGGACATTGCCTACTGACAGGGGAAATACATATTCCCAGCCCTTGGCAATAGCGGAGTTACAAGCCGCACGGACTATCATTACCTACATTGACCAGACCGCTCCTAAGGCATGGATGGATAAGGCAGTAATCGTTGAGACGTACGGGCACGCGAGTGCTCAGCACGCGTTTGATCTGGACACGGCTCTGACACCCACGACCATTTGGGACAGGGTTCTCATCGGCACCAAGACGGCGAAACAGATTCTTGGCGTTCTTCTTCCCGCGTTTGCGGCAGGAAAGGTCACTGGTGCCGGAACGACCACTATCACCTTCCGTGACACCGAGGACGGCTTCGACGCTATTGTAATGACCGTTGACGGGAGCGGGAACCGCAGTTCTGTAACGATCAACTTCTCATAAGGAGCGAATCATGGCTGTAGGTGGGGTACCGCAGCGGGGGCTTCCTCAAGACAGTTGGCCGGACCGTGCGTTACCGGCGGCTGAGGGGGCCATGGCCGGAGAATCACACAAAGAGAGGATGCGCAGATACATCCTTACGTCAATTATTATGCCGATTGGAGGGCTAACATGGCTGTTAGTGTCAAGGGAACGACGATAGTTGCGACCGCGCAAGGTGACACCTACCCTGACTGGATTAGGGTCAAGGAGTGTCGTTGGCAAGGAGGCGCAGATAATGCTGATCTCCTGGTTGAGGACGCCGCAGCGGCTGCAAGGATTATGAAGTCGAAGTCCGACCAAGACGACTTCATTGATGTGGTCAGGCCGGATCGCTGGTACAAAGGATTCAAAGTCACCACGATGACCAGCGGAGAAGTAACGTTCTACGTGGAGTGATCCATGACCGCTGGCGAGCGCATAGCCGCATTGGAGGTCGGATTGAGGAATCTCGTAGATCGCTTCGATAGGCACATCAACGGCACTCGCAATGGCAGACTGTTATTGTACTTGCGGGAGATAGCCGTTTGGGGGTCCCTCGTGGCTATCTTATTGAAGGTATTCGGGGTAATCTGATGCGCAGGAAGCCGAGCAAAAACAGTGCCAGTTTCAGGGGCCGTGATACGTGCGATCGTTGCGGTCAAGAGTGGTTCTGTGACGAACTCAAGAGATCACAGAAGGGCCTGAACCTCTGCGTGAATTGTTACGACGAGAATGAGGACGAAACATGACAACTACGGAACTTATTGATGAACTCAAGAAGTCTCTTGGGAACAGGAGTGATATAGCCAACCAGCGGTACGTCAACTGGCTGAACTGGGCACAGTATGACCTTGTTGGTTATCACAAAAAGCGCTTGTTTCCGCCACCGAGATTCCATATATTGGAAGAGATTCTGCACTTTCAGGGAAGTGTTGTCAGTGCTCTCTGTGGAGCGTCCGTCTCTGCTTCGACATTTCAACTTACTGGGGCCGGCGCGGTAGCTACCGCAGACTTCTACAATGATTGGGTTGTGAAGCTGACGGCCTATTCTGGAACTGCTCCAAGCGGTCTGGTTGACCAGGTGAGGACGATCGTAGACTATTCGGGATCACCGAACTATCTTGCCACGATCGGCACCGATTGGAGCGTCAATCCTGATACGAGTACCACGTACTCGATTTATAAACGGTGGTATTCCCTTTCTGATATAACGTCGCACAAGATTATGGGGATTGAGAAAATCGTTCTGATCGAGAACGAGACTGAACTCGATCAAAAGAAATGGCACGAAATCTCTCATATAGCCTATCGCTCTAATGTTGGGAAGCCAACGAGATTTGCTTGGCGCGGTAGTGACCTAATGTTTGACTACGCTGTGGACGACACTTACTGGTTCAGAATGTTCTACTATCGCCTGCCCGCGGCCATGGCAGTAGATGCTCTGGACACAGAACACGAACTTCCGACTGATTGGCATGAGGTAGTTCTGCAGGCGGCCATTTGGCGGGGCCATGACAAGCTGATGGAGCCAGACAGGGCATCTGCTGCGAAGAACCGTTATATCGAGTTGGCTGTCAACAAGCAGGACGCGTTCATGCTGTCTGAGGATCACATCTCTCATGGGCTAAAGGTGAGACGATAGTGGCGATAACATTTGTTTGGGATGCAGCGTTCAACGCTTACCCTCCGCAGACATTGGGGAAGTCCCTGATAGATAACAATATTCGTCTGCCCGTGCGCGGAATCCGTGAGAGGATGGAAGTGGAGCACGAGTGGGGATTCAATACTGAGTTTGACACCGGGCGCCACAGGGCTGGCTATGTAACCGTGATGGACAAGGGGAACGCGGCCGCGATGGCCGCCGTCTCGAATCCGCAAGAAGGAGCGCTATATCTCCTAACATCGGGTTCGGACCTCCAGGTCCACATACGGACTGGCGGTGCCTGGGTCAAACTTTCGTCTATTGACCATGCAGCACTCGCTGGCTTAACCGATGACGATCACCCGATGTACATCAGGAAGAACGGCGGTACTATGGGCGGTGATCTCGACATGGGAGGACAGCTCCTTGATACCGCCGAGGGCTCTGCTCAGAAATATTCCGGCTTTACTCTGTTCCGCCATAGGTCGTCGCAGCACGCCTCTCTCGGAGCTACTACCGTAATTGCCAATGGGATCTTGACGGCCACCGAGGTCAAGATTTCCCAAACAGAAGTGTCGGGGGCCCTGAATGACGGGACGTGGGTTACAGTTGCTATATCCTATACCGCGTTCTTTCCACAGGTCTATGTCTCCGGCTCCTATGACAGAGACGTTTGGATCACGCCGGGCGTCAATGCCAGAGAGATCGGCATAGTTAATGACAGTGGCTCTAATCGGACGTATAGGCTTCGGTATGAGTGGGTGGCGCCATAATGGGAGCATGGAGCCTTACCACACCAGTTGACGAGACCACGCCGGCCAATGCTCTCCACACAGTTATCCAGACGTTCCGTGCGGACGTGATGGAGAGGATGCGTGCCACGAACGCCGATGCTGATGACGAGCACAGCGTTTATGGTACCGGCGCGACCGGCAAGCACACTATATCTGCGGTTGGGTTCTGTGGAGTCTGGACGACATATGCGGCGCTCTCGGCTGCTATCGCGGCAGCGAATGCGCCCGACGGGAGCCTACATTACGTTAGTGAAGCTGGTTATGTCGGCCTGTATATTGTTCGCTCTGGCGTTCCTGAGCTTGTTGGTTCTGCCGATCATGGAATGCTCGATGGTCTCGATGACGATGACCACACTCAGTTCATGTTAGTTGATGGAAGTCGAGCAGCGACCGGCACAATTAAGATCAACGGAACATTGTCGGTGACGACGTATGGAACGGATGATGACAATCCTGTCGAGGACACCCATGCTGACGCGACGTGGTATGCAGGACATGGAGCTGGAGGAATCATCCTACGGCACTTCGCTGACGATTCTGTCGCTCTCGGTGGCCTGAACTATACAACAGACAACGGGTCCCGGGTTGTCAGTGAGGGCATCTACCTCTCTATATCGGAGTCAGATACGATGTTCTGGCCTGGTTTCCAGGACTCCAGTGTTGGAGGCTCTATGCCTGGCGATAGGAACCAGACGTTCATTGCAATAATGGCCGGCGAATGGGTCATCAGCGTCAGAAATGTAGGCGGCACGCTGAGCGCTCCCGGGTACGAACTTCATAGTTCTTCAGTGATGGTATAATGCCTGATTGGACAGCGAGCATAGAAGAGTTTCCTCATGGGAAGGACTTTGGTTCCGTCTCCGGCTTTGCCGTTCGGCAGGTCAAGTCGATGTTCCAGACACGTCTGGAGATGGAGCACACCTTTGATGTTGGAGCTTCTCCAGAGTGTGTTCACGTTCCTGGCAAAGCTACGATTGTGAAGTTTCTGGACTCGACTCCACTGACTTTGCTCAAGGTCGGTGGGCTCCAGTATGACTACTCTGCTGGGACACTCTACAGGGATACTGGTGCAGCTATGGAGTCTGTTGGAGCGAAGGACCATGGAGGATATGCGAATCTTACGGCGGAGAACGCCCATACGCAGTACCTCCACAAGACGAAGGCGACCCCCGACGAGATAGTGGACGTCACTGTCCCAGCAGCATACAAACTGAAGGGACTGAAAGAAAGCGCTGGCGGTTATAGCGGCGCTGAGGTTCTGCCTCGGGCCCTTCACACTTTCGACTCTGGTGGCCATGACAGTGATATTATAACGGATATCTCCGCCTTGGCCAAGGTTGGGAGGGACAAACTTGACGTGACTTACGCAACGGTCTACGATGGCACTATTGGTGGTCTATCAGGGCAAGAGGTCACCATCGGTGCGAGAGCCTTCTTGCCGTTTGCTTCAGAGTGCGATGGAGTTGCTTTCTATTTGCACCCTGCATTTAGTAACTCACCACCAAGTGACTATGTTGCCAAGGCGAACTTCAGGAACCCAAACTTATTTGCGAAGTCGTTCGTTCTTCATGCATGGAGGTTGGCCTGATGTTGTTCAGTTGTAGGTACACTTCTGACGGCAAGATCGTTGAGCTTCGTAAGGGGATTCTTTCCGAGGTTCGGAAGATTAGTGAGTCAAGAACTATCGATAGGGCAGGAGTAGAGATTCCTTATGCATATGGTATGGTATCAAAGTTCCCCAAAGAGCTGCTTGACGACGATCGGCCATACGTTCACAGGTTTCTGCGGATATCGAAAGTTAATGATAATGGAACGGTCGAGATAGAGTATGAGTGACGAGAAGAAGTACGATGCTGGTGAGAGGGAACTCGATGAAGTCCTCAAAGAGGCAGGATATGCTGAGCCAGACATGGAGCTGCCCAGGCCACTTGAGAAGGCTGCGGATGATCTGAAGTCTCACAGGACCGGGGTTGTTCTCGATCACCCGAGAGGCAGCGTCAGACTGGATCACCTTGAGTCGGCTCTATACGCCCTACTTCGTGTTCTTCGACAGGGACAGAACAAAGCCATCCTTGGAGAGGACCTCAACATCCTTAATGACCTCGACGTTGATGGTAGCATAAACTGCGATGGGTCCGCCGTGATTGACGTCAACGGGAGCGTCGGAGGAAACCTCGCTGTAACGGGTGCTGTAACTGCTGGTAGTTGTAACTTAATAGATGCTCTCTCCCTTCTTCCTCCAGGTGTGATACTGCCCTATGGTGGAACCTCTCTGCCAGATGGGTATTTATGGTGCGATGGATCAGCAAAATCCCGGACGACTTATGCGGCTCTTTTTGCCGCAGTCGGTACCAATTACGGAAATGGTGATGGATCAACCACCTTCAATGTTCCGGAAGGGCGTGGTTATTTCCTCAGAGGCCAGGATGAAGGTCAGGGAAATGACCCAGATGCTGGCACTCGAACAGCCTTATCGGGTGGTAATACTGGTGATGCCGTAGGTTCTTACCAGGCTGCGACCATGCTGAACCACACCCATACAACCACAATTGGGTCACACGGCCATACGACTGTTATGGGAAGTCATGGGCATACCCTTAGAATTGAAAAAGGAAGTCCGACTTCTCATACATATTATATCTATTCGCAGTACCAAAGTGCCTCCTATGACACTAACATCTCCCAGTCAGTAGTGGCAACAAACCTGGGAACTAAAAGCTCCAGTAATTACAACCACGGGAATAAGACTTCTGGTAATCCGAGTGCTGGTGGAGGCAATGAAACTCGGCCAATCAACATATATGTGCGGTACATTATAAAGACCTGAGGAGAGAGGAATGTTTGATTTGAACAACAATCTAACACTAAGAGCAATCATGATAGTGCACAATTTTCACAACACGAACATTCAGTTTGTCTTCGAGTTATTTCCAACAGCAGGGACTGTTGCTGGTGAAAGTGAAGACGAGTACAGGACGTTCGAAATCTTCGGAGACAAAAATGACCCTGGGTCAGTTCAAGTATACCAGGCGGCTATTGGTAGAAGTGCGGCCGATATTAAACAGATACTTCTTGCGCAGTGGAATCTCTACAAGGATGAGGCAACCCGGGACCAGGTCCCCGAATCACTGTGGGAGTTGTTTAGTTACATTTTAGATGTTGGACTGAAAGATGGCTAAACTGCTTAGGCCGGTAATGTTTGGAATCGTCCCGGCGAACAAGGGGAAGAATGTCTCTGAGACCGCGAGGGCCATAGACATGCGCGAGTCTCCCGACCTCATGAACGTCAGGTTTCATCATAGCCAAATCTGCACGAGAGACGGTTTCAAGTCCAAATATTTCGGTGGAAATGAGGCGATTCTTTGGATTGACGTTACGTACGCTTCTGACGGAACGTTTTCTGCCTTGATCTGTTACGGCATATCTCAGTTGTACCAGGTCCCGTCTGGTGTATATGATATGATTCCGATAGAGGTCTTCAGCGACGCCAGCGCAATAATGTCGCTGACTACCGACCCTGCTGCGGACTTCTACTCCGTAGATGTCGGTGAGGGGGCTTATGACGCCAAGACTATCAACGGTGGAGCCCTCTATCCAGCTTCTGGATACGCCAGTATCATGGCGTTCACCAATCAGGCGGATGGAGTGTTCATCGTGATTCCCGGGGCCGGCGGTGCTCCTCTCGAAGCGGAGGAGATAGAGGACGTCGCCGGTGTGGGACTGGCCAGCGCCAGGTGCGTCGCCTTTTTTGCCGGCAGACTCGTCGTTGGAGGGAGCACTTCGAGCAACGCTGAACTCCTCTGGTCTGCTGACGGAGCGTTCGAGGAGTTTGACCCCGCTGCTGACCCTTCTTGTGGAGCAAAGCTCCTTGGAGACGGCGCTGACTGGATTCAGAACATGTTTCGCATGGGTGATAACCTGATCATCTACAAGGAGAGGTCAATTTACATTGGGCGGAAGACTTACATTACTGATCCACCCATTGCCTTCGAGCCGGCCCCAGGACAAGGTATCGGCCTTGCTGCTCCGTTGTCTATTGGTGACCTCGGAGAGGAACATCTGTTCCTTGGATGGGACGACGTTTATACTTTCTCACTGAATGGCCTGGATACCGTTGGTGAGAGAATAAAGGACGAACTGTTTGGTCGTGTCGGTGAGAATGGGATTCTGCCGGAGTACGTTCATCGGTGTGTCGGGATCATTGCTGAGGAGTTCGACGAGTATTGGCTCTTCGTACCAACGGGGAAGTTCCCAACCTGCGAGAATCTGCTTGAGTGTGGTGATTGCGCTTTCGTCAGGACTACTGGCGATACTCACTCGAACACGACAGTTGATGATATCACTGCTCTCGATTGGGGGCACATACGGGTCGGTGATACGATCATAGGGTCCAACATTCCTGCCGGCGCTTATGTAGTAGCGAAGCCGTCGAGCGGGACGGTCACGATAAGCGCTGCGGCAACTGCGACGGAGAACGATATTGAGATTTGGTTTGGGAACGTGGCTGCACAGCCGTGGTCAGAAGCCACAGATGATACTGCTACTTGGACGGCAAAGGCCGGTGGCAACTTCGGAGGGATTTACCAAGAGATTGTAATGACCGCTGGTGCCTACGCAAAGATTCAGCAGGAATATGACTACGGCTCCACTCAGGGCGCTGGAATAGTCATCTCTATCGTGGTGTGGGCAAAGACGGAGCACACGACGACCAGGACGTTGCGGATAGTCGGTGTGGAAGTAGGGCCGGGAGAGGACGGAACTTCTCATAGTGAGGACTATGACATAGCTGCTGATGAGGCCGATTGGCTTCCTTACTTCTTCTCTTTCACTTCTGTCGATGCCGACATGGAGAAGGTGCGCGTTGAGGTGCAGACGATAACTGTCGATGCTAAACTCCATGTAGATGCTGTTCAGATGATTGATATCACCAGCCTCACGTCGGACGATCTCTACACCGATCCGACGAGCGGGTATCAGTGCCCCGGTTACGTCGAGGCGGATAACGAGATGGTGATGATTCCGTTCATCGTCGACAAGTGCGGGCCGTGGGTCTGTGACACCGTTTGGGTCTATAACTATGAGGACGATGCCTGGTCCTGCTGGCGATTGCCAATGTGTGGTTTCGGCTATGATACGCTGGCTACGGCCATCACGATAGCCGACCTGGAAGGTATGATCTCTGACATAACGTGGCGATACGACGACACGGCTCTCGAGGCCTTCTCACCGACGAACTTGGTATCTCCTGTCGACGGACAGGTGTATGAGATATCGAGAGCCTACTCGAAGGACTACCAAGGATTCACAGACAGGAGCAGTTTCGTCTTCTGCTTTTGGGAGTCGAAGGACTTCGACTTGGGCAGACCTCATCTTGACAAGACGTTCATGCGACTTGTCATTTACCATGAAGTGTCCCACTATCCTTCAGAGATCATTGTCGGCTTCTCGACGGACTCAGGGAGCACATGGGAGGAACAGACGGTAACGATCCGCACCGGCTTTACAGAGACGTTCGCGGACTTTATAGCAACAGGAACTCAAGGAAGGTTCAAGGTCAGGAGCAGCGGGCAAGGGATCAGGCTCTCCGGCTTCGCTGTCAAAGTCGTACCAAGAGGGGAGACAAATGTCTATTGAACCGCCCAAAGGGGCTAAGTTTTTGGAGATCAACAGTCCTCAGAAGATCATGCAGATTTGGCTGACTCTGAACGACATCAAGGGACTGTTTGACGATTACACGAAGAACAGGCCAGACCTGTTCAGGAACCTGGTAGTGATGCCCAATACATTGTGGCTTGAGAGAGAGGACGGAAATGGGCTCCTGTATTTGACGGAAATTATGCCAGGGCTCTCTGCCAATGCTCATATTGTCTATTGGGACAGGATACTGAGCGGCAAAGAGGACTTCACGATGGACTGCCTAAGATGGGCAATAACCAACTGCAACTTGCAGAAGGTTAACTGCTTTCTGCCGGACTACGCCAGGTCAGCGAGGCACTTCGCCAGAAAACTTGGCTTTCGGAGAGAAGGTGTTATAAGACGGTACTCCATCGGGAACAACCGAATGTTCGATATGTACATATTCGGTATCACAAGAGAGGAGGCCTTTAGCGATGGGCAACTTCGGACCGAGCGTGACACAGGTGGGAACGGAGAACCCGTTCATGCAGCAGTTCCAGGACTGGATGAAGGGACTCCAAGCCCCGCAGATGGAAGCTCCGGACACGAGCCGGATGGAGGGGATGCTCCGTGAGCTTGGCGCCAACATAGGCCAGTACGGCGGTGACCTTTCAAAGTTTTTCTATGGAGCTATGACACAGCCCCCGACGGACCTGTCGGGAGTAATGGATATCTTTGGCCAGATGGGGGACATCAGCCGTCAGAAGGCTTGGAGGGAGGCCATGGGTCGTGGCTATGGAGCGGGAAGCACTGCAGCTATTCGATCCGGCCTCGGAGCAATGCGGGAGGGCGACTTACGGAGTCAGCTTGCTGCTGCTGGTTTGGGTCTGGACGTCGCTGGACAGGAGTTCGGAAGGAGGATGGCCGGGGCGCAAGGTCTCATGGGGATGCCCGGCTACTACGCAGCTCCCACGTCCGTAGAGATGGGATTGCTCAACTTGCTCCAGCAAGGGGGTCTCGCCAACTTGCAGGCCCAGATGGGAACTCAGGGTCTTCAGGCCGGAGCGATGGGAGATATCTTCGCTCAGCAGCAGACGCAGCCAGTAATGATGCCAGGATGGGGGCAGACAATCGCGAGCCCCATTCTGGAAGCAATAGCGTCAGCAGCCACGCTGATCCCGTTCATCTAAGGAGGACACAATGCCAACACAGGTTCAATTCCTACCGGAATATATGTGGGGTGGGCTATCGCCCATGTCAGGTGCTCTTTCCTCTATCGTGCAGAGTATTGTTTCGAGGGGGATGCCCCAGGTCAGGAGAACAAGGGCCGCGATGTACGATCCAAGCGAATGGTGGGACCCAGCGCAGGCCGACTGGCTCAGGGGAACTCCTGGGAGAGTCAAGCGGGGGACTGACGTTTATGCTCATCCTACACAGGCAGGGCAGTTCGCCTTCGGTGCTCAGCCCTCGGGTTATGAGCCATTTGCTCCTGGTCAGGGGCTTCCCTCCGGGTGGGAACCTCGAACGGTCGAGTTTGGACAGATGCCGCAGGACCAACTCGCTGAGTTGGTCAAGTTGATTCTGAACCAGCTCATAACAGGCCAAGGGAAACAGAAAGGTGGTCCTGTCAAGAAGCCCAGCAGCAATGTCCAGTCTCTGCTTGACCTGATTGGTGTAGAGCGGGGAGAGACAGATGTTGTTCCGGTACTGGCAGAGCCAGGCGAGGTTGTGCTACGGAGAGAGGCCGTTGACTTCTTTGGCGGGCCAGAGAAGGCTGACCTGATCAACCGTGTCTTCGACAAGATGCCAAAGATGCAGGCCGGCGGGCCCATTCCGAGATGGGGGAAACCGAAATCGTGGGATGAACTGACCGAAGAGGAGAAGAGGTTCCTCTTGGAGAAAGGCGTGACCCCGGAGTCCTACCAAGAAGCGGAAGCAGAGATGGAGAGGGCCGGAACCTTACCGGGGGTTCCAACTGGAGAGGAGGGCATTCCTCAGCTCTTCGTCGAAGCCCTTGAGAAGATGGTTCCTACGAAAGAGACCACTCCGACCGGAGAGTCGCTCCACGAGATGTGGACN